GGCTCATAACAATAAGCACAACACTCAACAGAATCAATGTCAATCATGGCAATACCCTCGTATTTTCTGTGCCAATCATTATAATCGCCATTACTAAAAGCGTATGTGTATCTAGCCATTATCTTTTTTTTTATCTGTATAAATTTCGTACCATGCACCACAACCTTTACAATCGTAGTATGAAATTATGTTGTGAGTTGAATCTGGATCAATATCTTCCATATCATAATCGTTTTGCCAGATCACATCATCATTACAATAAAAGCATTTCATTTTTTTTCTAACCTTTCTTTTAGTTTTTGTATCTCATAATCTTTAACTTCAATATCCATTTCAAGAGCCAAAATTATACCAGATTGTTTTTCTATAAACTTCTTAGATCGTTTTAATTCTTGTTTACAATCAGTTTCATCAAAGATTCCAGAATAAGTCATTTCTCGTATAATATTTTTTTAACTACACATCTTGGATATGCAGTTATGTTTCCAATAGATAACTTATCCTCATCATAAGAATAAGAAGTAAAAATTTTTAAAACTTTAGAATCTTTGTAATAAAGGTAGCCGAGATCTTCACACCAACTGTAACTAAACTTATCAACATCTGTTAAATCATCATACCATTGCGAAGAGGAGCAAATATCTTGCCAAATTATACGCACCTTTTTATAGGGTAATTTTTTCTTAGTCATTTTAGTATCTGTTATATAACTTTTAGAGCTATTGACAATAGACAATAACGGGTGTAATTACAGTATAAAAACGGAAAGGTATAAATGGAAAACGAAAAAATACAAAAAGCATTTTCGATATTTAATGGTGGAGAAGGATTAGATCATTGGTCCTATTCTAGCACCTCAACACCATTTGCAAAAAATATTTTAGGTTACTCATTCCCTCAAGAAGTTAGAAGGAAGTTTCCATTTAGATACAAAGCAAACTTTGGCAACCTAGTAAACAATGTAGTTCAAAAACAAATTGCAGATGTAATTTATAAAACTAAAACAATTAAAGAGACAGAGTGGGATCGAAACTTTAATGTTTGTTTTAAAGCAGAGCAAGATAACATTAATATTAATCCACCCGTAGACGCAAAAGATAAGTACGGCAGAGAAGCTATGATTAGATTTGCGATGGATTGTATTCCTATTACAAAAAAAGTTGTGCAACAAATAATGGGTAAAGATAAATTAGTTTGCGAAAGATATGTAGAGCTAAAAGAATTTGACATGATCAAACATATTCTAGGTAGAATAGATTATGAAAGTAAAACAAAATTTATAGAACTTAAAACTAAACCACCTAATTTAAGGAAGGTTAAAGGTAAAGAAGAGTGGAACATGATCACTCAAGAATTACCTACAGAGCCTACGATTGAAAACCTTACACAAACTTCGTTCTACTACATGGCAACAAAGAAGATACCATACTTGGTATATGTTAATGACAAAGACTATGTTATCTTTGATAAGAGCCATGAGTTAATGAAGGCAGATCACTTGCAACATCTTTATAATAAAATGATTGATAAAATTTTATTGTGGGAAAAGATGATTATGTTTTGTGAAGGCAACATTGAAAGATTAGCTTTGATGATGGAGCCACCAGATCTTAATCATTTCTTTTACTATAAAGATTTAGCAGATGAACAAGTACAACTAATCAATAAACTATGGGGAATAAAAATATGAGTATAGAAAATGCAATAAGAAAAGCATTAGCAGAAAAAAATATAAATATAAATCTTTCTGCTAAATTAATGTCGGCTCAAAGCACAAAAGTTGTAAGAAATATTTATACAACAAGTGGTAAAGAGGGAGTTGCAAAAACAAAATCTTTTGTAGCTTTAAATAAAAATTTAGAGAATCAATACTATGGAGTTAAAAATGATAAAACAGACTAGAAATAGTGTTAGGTTTAATAAATTATTACAAGACATACATAATCTTAAAATAAAACTTTTAGAAACATCTTATTGGAATGATATAAATAAAATAGATGAAAAAGCAAAACAACTATTTGAATTGTACAATAATTCTAAAAGCATAAAACAAGTAGTAAATGATAAAATTGAAGGTATGAAAAAACAAAATAGTTATCTTAAATATAAATCATTTATTGAAACAAAACAGGAGAAACAATGAGTAGTGAAAACAACAACGTATATAGAATGGGAAATAAAAATATGACAAACATACACAAGAAGTTACACAATGCTTGTAATCATGCAAGTGGTGTAAAGAAAGCAAGTAAGGTTAAAGGTATGCCTTTTAATCCTTTACTTCATGATGATGTGCAAAGAGTAGCAATGTCTGCTCTATTAGAAAATGGTTTATATCCAACCTGCAATTACATAACAGATGTTACAGATAGATTTGTAATTGTAACTTGCACCATGAGAATAACTGACATTGATGATCCAGCAAGTTTTATTGTAATTGATGGATGTACTGCAATGGGTGGTTTAGATAAATACGGAACAGGTCAAGCAATGTCATACAGTAAAAAGTATGCGTTCTTAAATGCACTCAATCTAAAAACAGGAATGGATTTAGAGGATGGTTATAACGCAAAACCATTTGAGCAAAATTCTGTGGAGAAATCTACAGAACCTACATACATGGATGATGAAGTGGATGTAGAAGAGATCATTAACAGGATCAAACAAACTAAAACTGAAAAACAATTAATGTCGGTTAAAAATCAAGTTAGATCAGTTGTTAATCATCTCAAAAATAATAACTTCAAAGCATACGAACAGATCAGAGATTTGTGTAGTGAGCATGAAGTCAAACTAACAAATAATAAACAACAATTTTTAGATAACTAATTGTTGTTTATATAACTAAGGAGTAAACATGGATAATCAATCCGATAAGATATACATCAACCTAACCAAGAATAAAGATTGGAAGTCTCCAACAGATAAACTTCCAGTTTACATTGGTCCCAAGAACATGAAACATCCAGATAAGAACTGGACCATTGGGGTCAATATTAATGGCAAGTGGTATAACCAAGCTGCGTTTCCGTCAAAAGATCAAGACGGCAATGTCAAGGAAGGTGAATTGACAGTAATTTTAACACCGAGTGGAGCAGGAGCAAGTAAAAATGCCTTTGCAAAACCAAGTGAAGGTGCTAATAACGAATATACCTTTTAACTTAGGCTAAAGGGTATCCAGCAGGGTGGGGTTTTTTTTCCCTTTCTAATCGTTTTCCCCACCTTGCTAAAACAGGATTTAATATGACAGATAATATAAAAGAACCATCACACTACATAGCAAACAAAATTGAACCTATTGATTTTATAATTAAAAATGAATTTGATTTTTGTGAAGGCAATGTAATTAAGTATATTTCTAGATACAAAAGAAAAAATGGTATTGAAGATCTTAAAAAAGCTAGACAGTATATAGACTTTTTGATTAAAAAAGAAGTTGAAAAAACTAAATAAGTATGACAAAATTTAAAAGAATTATCAATGGAGAGTGTCATTTTGAAATGATTGAACTCTTTGATGATGTAGAGAAGGCTAGTAACACCCAAAATAGAGGTGAGTTAATAGAATGTAATATCGATAATTTAAGACTCGATTTTACAAAAGTGAAAAAGGAGCATGATGGAACAAATCCGAATGCGTCTGCAGAAGCTGAAGGATCAACAAGCGAAGAAACACGAGAAGTATCTGGAAGCAAAACTGAAAGTAAATAAGTATCAACAAGATTCTTATAAATTACTTTGGCAAATAGAGCAGACAAAAGAACAGTTAATGACAAGTAAATAGTCATTAACGTAATGATTGAAAAAAAAGAAAGGAAAACTGTAGGGGATCTATGACTATAAACGTAAGCACACACTATAATAAACACATAAAACACTTAGACCAAAACACATTTATTTATAAAGTTAAGAAAGCATTTTACCTTCTTACGAACCAAGAAGAAAGATTATATGAGGTAGGGTTCTCGGAAGGATTTTTATATGCTGCAAAACTTTTACAACAACAACCTATTGATGATAGTAATAAAAAAATAATTGGAGTTGTTTACAAAAATGCAAACTTAAAAACTGTTAATACAATAGTAGATAAAGTTTGTGAAAAATATCTTGTAAGTAAACATGATGTGTTTGGCAAAGGTAGAACTAGAGATATAGTTAGAACAAGAAGTATACTTTATAATCTTTTACATGAAGAATATAATGTAAGTATCTCATCTATTGGAAGAGTGTTTGGTCAAGATCACACTACAGTTTTACATTCACTAAACAATAAACAAAACAAGTCTAGATATTGGGGTAGTGAATATTCTATTTGGAAAGAGTATGAAAATTTAAAAACAGAGTTGTTGCCAATAACTACTTCTTCTTAAATCCAGACTTCATATTTCTATAAGCCTTAGCAGAGATTGTACTTTTAGCTTTACTTTTCGAAGTACCAGCTCGTTTTTTTTTATTGATGTTATAGTACAAACCCTTCTTAGCCATCTTACCAGATTTAGTTTTGTGATAACCTTTTTTCATTACTTCTTCTTCTTTTTAGATTTTTTAATTTTGTTTTGTAAAAACTTAGG